CATCGAATGCGTCAGCAAGAGTTTTGACCTGGCTGGTTGTCATGCCCACACTGATTGCACCAGTCAGCATCTTCTTCTTCTCTGTAACGATAAGGTCAGCCACTGTTTCGCCAGCTGGTACTGTTTGTTGTACCTCACCTTGTTTTGTTGTTACTGTTTGATTTACACTACCAAATATTAGTGTACGCAGGCCATTGTCTAGGAATAGTTCAGCTGCCGTGGCGTATGTAGCAATACGCTGGTCTTTTTCTCTTTTGATGAATGCGCTGCTTTCTGTGCTTACTTTACCGTAAGCATAAAGACCTAACTCAGCACGAAACTTTTTAGCCAGGGCTGGTGAGGTTGCATCAAACGTAGCTGCATAACCATCAATGATAGTGTTAAATTTATCTTGTAGACTTGATGGGTCTAAGTTTCTCTTCTCGTAATCTGTAAGGTCGGTAAGTATTTGTGTCTTAGCTGCTAGGGTTACGTCATCATATACAGCTGATAGAGCAGCATTCTGTGCAGCCCTACCATATACGCTATACTTATCTCCAGGCAGTTCTAGTTCAACGCCTGTAGACTTTGCGTCTTCAATTTGTTGTTTCGTAGGTGCATTCTCTGCACCGTATTCAGCACCCTCAATCTTTGCCATTCCTTCAGCTTGACGCATGAAGAAATTAGACATCTGGTCTAGCTTGTTAGATATCTGCTGGTAGCCTCTGGCTATTTCTTTTTCAGCAGCAAAATCTACATTCGGCATATTTAGCCGCTGTAGTTGCTGTTCATATCTAAGTTGCTCTACCATCGTTACACCGTTGCAAAGTTATAGCCAGCAACGCCTGGTTGCGCCATTGATGATGTTGTTTGTAATCCTGTTGTTGCAGTGTTAGATGCAAACATTCCTGATAAACCACTGGTGCCATATACCTGACCAGCTGTAACAAAGGACATACCAATGTTAGCAACAGCCATAGTCTTAGCGTTAGACACAGCCACCTGGCCTGCATAACGATAGTTGTCTGCCTGATACTTGCCCATCTTCTCAGCGATGGTTTGGTTGTCTCTTGCTATAGTAAAATCATTTACGCCCTGTCTAAGATTGTAAGTTGCGATAACGTCATGGCTATCACCTGAAGAGAAAGGGTCTAGGTTGCCAGCCGCTGCCCTAGCTGCATTAGCTGCTAGTACCGCATTCATTTTCTTTAGAGCATTAACGCCTTGCTGTTTGTACGAAAGGCCATCTAGTTTTGCCTGTCGTTCTGTAATCTCAGCCTGACGGTTGTACATAGTACGTTGTGCTTTGGCTGCTTGTATTTGTGCATAGCCGCCAACGACAGCTGATGCGATTGCCATTACTGCTAAAGTTGGGCCGCTCATTGTCCTACACTCACTTTGTAATCTAAACTCAGAACCGTCATAAAGACTGGTTGGTTCTGGCTTATGGTTATTTGTGCATCCCTGGAGTACCCAAGAAGGCCACTTACTTTTTTCTTACCTGTAAACGATGTAACACCACCGCCACCGCTCAACCCAGTTGATTGTAATGGTGTCGTGTGTCCATTGATTGTCAGGTTCTGTGTTAAAAATAGATTTGGTGTCACCTCTAAAATTCTTTTTTGCTGACTGGCTACAGCACCGCTAGGCAATCTTAACTCTACTGGATTGGTTTTTACCTCTACCTCGTAGTTCAGCCCTGCTTCTAAATAAGTTGTAGGCGTACCGCCAGCTGTTACATTGCCGCTAGATACTGTTGCATCAGCATCAACAATGTCATCTCTGATTACCTTTACTGTCTCACCGTTTAGATGAGAGTGACCGCTGTATGTTGCACCAGAGAAACCAGACAGTGTTTGTACTGCGCTGTCTGTAGTGAAATCATCATCGAATATCTCTAAGTAGTATTTAGTAGAGCCACCTATAGTTCTCTTAACAATCACATAGATATCATCAATATCAACACCGACATCAACAAAGTCACCGTCTGTAACAAAGTGTGATGGTGCTACAATGTTCTGTCCTTTGTTCAGCATGAACGCTGCTATCTCGCCTGTATGTGCAAGGCTAGATGCACGATATCCAGTTGTATCAGTTCCATTTACTACCAGGAACAAGTCGCCCTCAGTAGTATCTGTTGCGGCCCTTAGTGCTAGTTTCTGTGGGTCTATCAACAAATGTGATGCAAGAAGGGATATGTTATTAGCAACGTATGAAAGTTCTACGTCACTGAACAATAGTTCACGAACAGCTTTGCCTGACCGCTGAATAAACAACGTGCCACCCTCAGCAGCCTGAGGTCTAATAAAAGGCTTTGCGCCTCGCTTGGTACTAGACTTGGCAACAATGTTTGCTGGTGTGATTGGGTCTAGGTCACCTTGCGGAATAAAAAACTCTGCGCCTGTAGTAAATACCTGTAAGTCTCTACCAGAACGCAGACCAGTAATCGTGTTTACCTGGTCAGTAGCAAGAGTGATTTTGATTGCATCGTCATCCAAGCCTTCGGATGCTTTAAAGTTAAAAAAGTTTCCAACCTTTGAGCCAAACAATGTCGATGGCAAACTGTCTGCGCCACCAAAGTATAGCCTGCCTTCATGGAAGGTCGCTGTAAAAGGCCAGCCTCTAGTGTTGCTCCAGGCATTTTCATAGCCTGTCTCTTTGACAAAATTGCTAGTAGCGTCTGTGTCAAAGAATGGTATTTCTACCATTGCCTCAACCTCAGTCGCAGAATTGAACCTGGTTATTCTGGCCCTGCCAAAACCATTATCTATTTCAAGAAACTGGTCTACATCACTAGCACTAAATATACTTGCAGATGCAGTAATGGTAACTGTTCCGTCTACACCGCTGGGTGTAATCGTTCCAGATGGGCTGGTTGTTGAAAGAGTAAAGGCGTGTTTAGGAATAGTCAGTTCAGATGATAGACTAGTAGCTGTCCATGTTGTGTCTGTTGCACCCCTAACAAGTTTGAACGGCACAAAGTTAGGATGAACACAAACCAATGTATCAGCTGACTGGGTAAAGTTTAGCCTGGCTAAATCAAAAGCAGTAACGCTATAAAGAGTACCCACACTGTAATCCAGGTAATCATTGCCGCTCCCGTTAATGTTGGTAAGCAATGCACCATTCTTGTAGAACCTCATACGAATAGTTGATGCTGTGTTATATGCAGACATCACAACCATGAAACTAGTCTCTGATGAAAACTCAAAAGGTACTAGATGATGGCTGTTGTTTGCTCCATCGCTTGTAATGTCTAAAAGAAACTTTAATCCTGGTCGTCTACTGAAACCGCCCTGCGGTTCAAAGATGACATTCTTTGCTGTCTCAACAGATGTATAATATTGCTGTAGGTCGATACGCCCTTTTAGTAGAGGGTCTATCTCACCTATGCTAAATGAAGACTGGTATTGTTGAACACGGCTCATCGGATATCAGTAAGCAGATAATCACCAACAACAGAAGGTGTCTGCCCCCCACTATCTATAGATGCCGCTTGCCTGAAATACCCTCCTCTTTGTCCTTCGGCTGGAGTACCTAGCGCAATAGTACGCCAATACTCTGATTTAGTTGTTTGGTCTGTAAGCGTCTCTGCCAGATGCCATGCCATTTGATAGGCAAGCAATGTGATAAAGTATGTAGGCATACCGCCTTCACTTACAGCCTTTTGATAATCTATGTGTACCTCAGTTGCCTCAGTCATCAATACTGAGTAACCGCCTGTAGCTTGTGCAATCTCCCAGTCTTTGTAGAGCAAACCACCAGGGTTGCTTGTTACCCTTACAGCTTCAGGAACACCAATCAACATATCGTTTGGCAATATGTACTGATACGTCCATTCGTTCTGTGGGGTTGCTGTGTCTCTTGAGAGTTGACGTTTAGCAATGGTGAATGACCAACGGTACATTCCCAATGTTGAAAACTTAACTTCTTTGTAAATGGTATCGCAGGCTGTTGCTGCTGGAGTACCGTCAGAAAAACTAGTAATGGCTTCAACACCAAGAAGCAGTAACGCTTTGTTACAAACTTTTACGTCAGTATCGCCCTGTGCCATCTAGTTCTCCCTTATAGTAGTAGGGGGCGTTTCCGCCCCCCACCATGTTAGTTTTAGTCACTGTCAGTTTGTGCAATGGTTGTTCCATCAGTTACGTCAACCACAGATGATGCATTAGATGCAACAGTGTGAATTGAAGAAGCCAACGTACCACCAGTGCTTGTTACTGAAATGATAACATCACCTACAGATACCTCTGAAGACACATCGTTAAAGTAGCCTGCTGTGTTAACAGTAGCTACTGTGTCTGCTGTAGTGTAAGTGAACAGCTGTGGAGCAGTACCTTTTTTAGACTGACCACCGATTGGGTTCCACCCATCTCTATCAAAAGCCATATCAGTACCTCCTTAGCTTTCACGACAAGTAATATCTACAAGACCTTCAGTATCAATAACGATACTGCCCATAGACAGCTTGCCTGTTACCAGGAAGGATGTCTTCTCTGGCACATAGTTGATTTCAGTTGATGCAGGCATACCCACAGCAACACCTACTGCACTCTGATGGAATGCAAAGCAAGTACGGTCATTAGAACCGTCAATGCTTAGACCACCCTCATCCCTGTCTCCAAGAATGTGGAATTGGAAGCCCATCATGGTGCTTACCTGGCCTGAGACTAACGCACGAATAGTCTGGAAATCCGCTGAAATCGCACGTTCATCGCCAAGCAATGCTGCAAGGTTGTTAGCATGGATAATCATATGTCGGCCTTCGCCTGGAACATTTGCTGCATCCAGTGCTTTCTTAGCCGCAATAATCTTACCAATGTTAAGGTCACTTGCTGTAGCAGACCCTGACGTTACAACAGTGTTGGCAATAGTTGTGCCAGCTGATGCTGTAGAAAGAGCGTCAAGCAAGATTTGGTCTTGCCTACGTCCAATAGCAGAACCCA